GATTGGGTAGATATAGGAGCACCTAAGAAAAAAGGTAAGTTCCAAAAATGCGGTCGTAAATCTGCTAAAGGTAAATCTAAAAGGAAATACCCTAAATGTGTTCCACGAGCTAAAGCTAGAACTATGACAGCTGCACAAAGAAAAAGTGCGGTACGTAGAAAAAGAGCAGCAGGGAATCCAGGAGGCAAACCTACTAACGTAAGGACTATTGTTAAAAAGAGGAAAACCAATGGCAGAAAAAAGAAAAAAGCGTAGTAAATTAAAACAACTAACGCAAAGACAAAAAGATACTTTAAAAAAGCATAGCAAACACCACACGGCTAAACATATGACCGAAATGAGAAAAATGATGAAAGCGGGTAAAACTTTTACCCAAGCTCATAAAGGTGCTATGAAAAAAGTAGGAAAATAAATTGTCTGAAAACTTTAGAGAAAGACTTCAGGCTCTAAAAGAAATTGATATTTCTAGTTTTTCCACAACGGAAGCAAAAGAATTTACACTGCTTTTAGAACAACTAGAAAAAAGAGAACATCAAGAAAACTCCACTAAAGATTTTTTAGGTTTTGTAAAAGCAATCTGGAAAGATTTTATTTCTGGAGACCACCACGTAAAAATGGCAAAAGCATTTGACGATATCGCTACGGGTAAATTAAAAAGATTAATTATTAATATGCCCCCTAGACATACTAAATCTGAATTTGCTTCGCATTTATTTCCAGCTTACTTATTAGGTAAAAATCCTAAACTAAAAATTATTGAGGCAACACACACCGCTGACCTTGCAGTAAATTTTGGTAGAAAAGTTAGGGACTTAATTGACGGTGAAGATTATGCAGAACTTTTTCCTGAAACAGAACTAAAAGCAGATAGTAGAAGTGCAGGAAAATGGCTTACTAATAAAGGCGGTGAGTATTATGCCGCAGGTATCGGAGGTGCTTTAGCAGGAAGGGGAGCAGATTTGTTTATTATTGATGACCCACATTCGGAACAAGACGCTATGTCAGATAAAGCATTAGAGGAAGCATACGAATGGTATATGTCTGGACCACGACAAAGGTTACAGCCTGGAGGTGCAATAGTAATAGTTATGACTCGTTGGAATAAAAAAGATTTAACGGGTAGATTAATTAAGAAAATGGCACAAGAAAAAGGAGCTGACCAATGGGAAGTTATTGAGTTTCCTGCGATTTTACCCTCAGGAAAACCATTATGGAAAGAATTTTGGAAATTAGAAGAACTTGAAGGTATAAAAGCGTCAGTAAGTCCGTCTAAATGGGCGGCTCAATACATGCAAAGACCTACGGGTGAAGGTATTTCTATTATTCCTAAAGATTGGTTTAACGTTTGGGAAGAATTAAAACCACCAAAATGTGATTATTTAATACAGAGTTACGATACTGCGTTTTTAAAAAGCGAAAGGTCAGACTTTACAGCTATAACAACGTGGGGAGTTTTTTATCCAGAGGGTAAAATAGGCGAAGAAACGTATTCTGGAGAAGAAGCTCACTTGATTTTAGTAGATTGTATAAAAGAAAGGTTTGATTTTCCAGAATTAAAAAACGAAGCATTACGTTTATACGAATATTGGCAACCTGATACAGTAATTATTGAAGCAAAAGCGTCAGGTATACCTTTGGTACAAGAACTTAGACGTATAGGTATACCCGTAAATACATTTTCTCCAGGAAAAGGTCAAGATAAAATAGCAAGATTAAATTCTGTATCACCTATTTTTCAAGACGGCAGAGTTTGGGTACCTGATAATAGGTTTGGTGAAGAACTTATGGAAGAAGTTAGTGATTTTCCAGCAGGAGAAAATGATGATTTAGTAGACGCTACAACTTTAGCACTTGCTAGATTTAGAGAAGGTGGCTTTTTGAAGTTATCAAGTGATTATTATGACGATGAGGATTACTTTCCTACTTCAAGGGTTTATTATTAAGTAAATAAAGATTATGATTTCGGACTATGGCTATTGAAAAATCCCCTTTAGAGTCATCTATGGAAGATGAAACTCCTATCGAGATAGAATTAGAACAAAGTTTAGGAGAACCTGACGGTAGTAAAACTTTTTTAGTACAAGAAGACGGTTCTTTTTTAGACGCTGACGAATTCGAAGAACAAAGTAGAATTGAGTTTGGTGAAAATATAGCAGAATCACTAGACGAAAGTGAATTAAACGAAATAGCTTCAGAATTAACTTCACTTTTTGAAGAAGATTTAGAATCTAGAGACGATTGGTTTCAAACTTTTACAAAAGGATTAGATTTATTAGGTATAAACGGAGAAGATAGGTCAGAACCTTTCGTTGGAGCGTCTGGAGTTCATCATCCAATACTAGCAGAGGCAGTTACACAGTTCCAAGCACAAGCATATAAAGAATTACTCCCCGCAGGAGGACCTGTAGACGTAGAAATTTTAGGAAAAACGGATGATAACAAAGTTTCTAGGGGAAATAGAGTAAAAAACTTTATGAATTACCAAATTACGTGTCGAATGGAAGAATACGACCCAGAAATGGACCAATTATTGTTTTATTTACCGCTTTCTGGTTCAGCTTTTAAGAAAATTTACTACGACCCCGCTTTAGGACGTGCTTCAGCTAGATTTATTAAAGCAGAAGACCTTGTTGTACCTTATTATGCGGTAGATTTACTTACAAGCCCAAGAATTACTCACGTAATCAACATGACTGAAAACGAATTACGTAAAATGCAACTTTCTGGCTTTTATAGGGACGTAGATTTAGGAAATCCAGGAGCAGACGTAGGTTCTAACGAAGTAGATGATAAAATTGATGAAATACAAGGTATTAGTAAAACAATTAGTGAAGAAGAATACACTTTACTAGAAGTTCATGTTGATTTAGACATAGAGGGTTACGAAGATACGGATAAAAATGGTGAACCGACAGGATTAGCGTTACCTTACATAGTAACTATCTGCAAAGATATGAATAAAGTTTTATCTATAAGGGCTAATTACGATAAAGAAGACCCAATGCGTAAAAAGATAGAACACTTTACACATTACAAGTTTCTTCCAGGATTAGGTTTCTATGGTTTCGGACTTATTCACATGATGGGTGGATTAACTAAATCTGTTACTGCAATATTAAGACAACTAATAGACGCAGGAACTTTATCTAATTTACCAGCAGGTTTTAAATCTAGAGGATTAAATATTCAAAGAATGGACGACCCATTACAGCCTGGAGAATGGAGAGACGTTGACGCTCCTGGTGGTAGACTAACAGATTCGTTTATGACGTTACCATATAAAGAACCTTCGGGAACTTTAGCTAATTTATTAGGTGCTTTAGTAACTTCTGGAAAACAATTCGCTTCTACTATAGAAAATCCGACTGGAGACGGAAATTCTGAAGCACCAGTAGGTACAACCGTAGCTCTTTTAGAAAAGGGTCAACGTATTATGTCCGCAATACATAAAAGATTACATTATGCTCAAAAAACTGAATTTAAAATTTTAAAAAGAATATTTGGTGAATATTTACCAGATGAGTACCCTTACGAAGTACAAGGTGCTTCTTCTACAGTTTTTAAACAAGATTTTGATGATAGTGTAGATATTATTCCTGTAAGTGACCCTAATATCTTTAGTACAACACAAAGAATCACATTAGCACAAACACAATTACAATTAGCACAATCAGCACCTGAACTACACGACTTACGAGAAGCATATCGTAAAATGTATTTAGCGTTGAACGTGAAAAATATAGAAGCGTTATTACCTGAGGTAGAAGAACTACCACCAAGAGACCCTATTAGTGAACAACAAGCAGCACTAACAGGTAATCCTATAAAAGCGTTTGATTTTCAAAACCACGAAGCATATATAGCAGCACATAGTGCTTTTTTACAAAACCCAATGGTTGCTCAAAACCCTACAGCTGTACAAGTTATAGGAGCTAATATACAAGAAAGACAAGCTATGCTTTACAGACAACAAATACAACAAGCGTTAGGTAGAGAGCTACCACCTGTTGGAGAAGAAATGTCTCCAGAGGTTATGAATGAAATAGCAGTAGCAGCAGCTCAAGCAACACAAGTAGTAACAGGTCAAGCACAAGCTATGGCAGAAGCACAAGCTAGAGCACAAACAGACCCACAAAGAGAGATGTTTGAAAAACAATTAGACTTCGAAAAACAACAATTAGCTCAAAAAGAAAATGAGGATATAAGAGATAAAGAAGTAGAATTAGCTAAAGCTCAATTAAGTGCTAATTTAGAATTAGAAAAGCTAGATACTCAAACAGCTATAGATATTCAAAAGCTAGAAGCACAAACTCAAAAGGATTTAGATAAAGATTTTATAGAAACAGTAAAAGTTTTAAAAGACATGGATAGATAATGGCATATCATAAAAAGAAAAAGAAAAAGAAAAAGAAGACTAGTAAATAATCAAAAGATTAACATATAATACACGGATTATGGAAAATAAGATAAAAGAAGTAAAGCAATCAAAGCTGATTACTGATTCCGAAGGGAAAGTTGTAGGTGAGGAAATCCAAATAAAAGGCTCAGGTGCAGCAACAAAAGGAAACAAGTTTTATAGATACATTAAGTAATTAATGGATTTTATAATGGGTACGGAGTATCTACTCCGTAAGGTGCGAGAGAGACGCGAAGCTCTTTCGCAGACACTTGCTGTTGGAGGTGTTGAAGACTTTAATCAATACCAGAAGATAGTAGGGCAAATCGCAGGATTGAATTTCATTGAACAGGAAATTCAAGACCTACATTCTAATATGGAGGATGTTAATGACTAATACTGTTCCCGACCGAGTAGAAAATTTCGGTAGCGATAAAACTCCTGTTCCTCAGGAGTCAAAAATCACTCACGAAAATTTAGACTCGCATAAAGAGCGATTACCCAAACCAACGGGTTATCGAATTTTAATATTACCTTTCACTATGTCTAGTATAACTAAGGGTGGAATACACTTAGCTTCACAGACTGTAGATAAAGAAAGGTTAGCAACCGTTGTTGGATATGTCGTATCTCTTGGACCTGACGCTTATGGTGATTTAGGAAAATTTCCTGATGGAGCTTGGTGTAAGGAAGGAGATTGGGTTATATTCGGTAGATATGCTGGTGCTCGTTTTCAAATTGATGGTGGCGATATGCGACTGTTAAATGATGACGAAATATTAGCAGTTATCGATAATCCAGAAGACATACTATCATCATAATCATGGAGGAGGTACCATGCAACAAGAAGAAGAAACAATAGAACTAGAACTTCCTGAAGGGGAAGTTGATATAAGGGAGGCTGATGTAGACGATACTATCGTTGATGAGCCTGAACAAGAACCAGAAGTAGTAGAAACTAAAGATGAATTAGATTCTATAAGTGAATCAGTACAAAAACGTATTGATAAACTAACTTATAAAATGCGTGAGGCAGAACGTCAAAGAGACGAGGCTGTAAAATACGCTGAAACTTTAAATAGTGCTAATTCTGATTTAAAAAGTAAATTAAAAAGTTCTGACTCATCCCTTTTCAAAGAGTATGAAAATAGGATACAATCTGACCTCGAAAGAGCCAAAATTGAGCTCAGAGAAGCAAATGAAGCACAAAATGCAGAAGCGATTACAATCGCTACAGAAAATTTATCTAGAGCAGCCGCTGAAGCTGAAAACTTTAGAAGGTTATCTGCACAACAACAGCTTAGAGAAGAAAGTGAAGAAAAAGTTGAAACTGAGTACACTGCCCCACAGCAGTATTCTCAACCTCAACCGCAACCTGACCCTAAAGCTGAAGAATGGGCTTCTAAAAACAAATGGTTCGGAGAAGACCAAACCATGACGTTTACTGCTTTTGGATTACATAAAGAATTAGTGGATTCAGGTGTTGACCCACAATCTGATGAATATTATGAAAAAATAGATTCAGGTATGAGAGATATCTATCCAAACAAGTTTTCAGAAGAGCAACCTAAACCCGTGCAACAAGTTGCCGCCTCTAGCAGAGGTGCTAGTGGCAGAAAAGCGTCACGCAAGGTCAAGCTGACACCGAGTCAAGTAGCAATAGCTAAAAGACTTAATGTTCCGCTTGAAGAATATGCTAAACATATAGAAAAAGGAGTATAAAATGACAGATGATATTAAAAACCCAGAAGTCAGCCCAGAGCGAAACTCACGTTCTGCAGAGACACGAGAATCTCAAACTCGCAGAAGACCTTGGCAACCCCCGTCCATGTTGGACGCACCCGAAGCACCTCCTGGATATCAGTTCAGGTGGATTCGTGAATCTACAAGAGGAAGCGACGATAAATCTAATATGTCTAAACGTATTAGAGAAGGATATGAACCTGTGAGAGCAGAAGATTATCCTAATTTTGAAGCACCTACCGTAGAGAACGGAGCTAATAAAGGAGTAATAGGAGTTGGAGGTTTAATACTTGCAAAAGTTCCAGTCGAAACTGCAGAAGAGCGTAACGCTTACTTTAATAGTCAAGCCAGAGACGCTATGAGCGGTGTAGACCAAAACTTCTTGCGAGAAAGCGACCCTAAAATGCCTTTGAAGGA